GTATTAATAGTGGTTGCAACAACTTAACTACGATCTCATCTAAGTTTATTTCTCCTTTTTGATCCATCGACATATACGTTACCAACGCCATCTTACGGTGTATGGGATGTATGCCGATCAATGTTATCACTCCTTTTGTGTAGGATTTTTGCCCTCTCCTGTCGAATATTGGTTTCTAAGGGGAGGTGATACATATGACTACTGCTGAAATTGCTAAAGAAATACTGGTTGCTGCTATCGAAAAAGGCGTTTTTTCAACATACAACATTTCTGGCGAAAGTAGTGTTGCATCTAACAACAAGACAAACTCAGAAGAACTAAGTAAAATGTATAAAGCTATTTATAAAAGTGTTAACGAAGCTATGATGGGTGATTATTAATTAGCAATTAGTTCTGCCAATGATTTAACTAGGCTCGGTAACTGTTCTTGGTCGGTTGCCGAGTTACTTTTTGTTTTTGCTTGAATCAATTTGCATAGATTTATAATTGTTTGGTTTATCTCTTTTTGAGTTTCAGTAGTTATCATGGTTTAAGCTCCTTTCTAATTGAGTTTAGTTGCGTTTTTAAACTTTTCAGCAGCTTTTCTTAGCAAAGGTTCCATGTCAATGTACTTTTGTACAATGTTGTCTAGTTGGTCAATTGATTTCTCGTAGCGATGGTTAAGCTTTTCTCTTTTGTAATTAACTTTTACGCTATAAGAAACTCCAACAACGTTGCATATGATAATAGCGACACACATAATGTTGAACCAATTCCGTTTCCGCTTCACGCTATATCCTCTCTTTCTATCATTGGTAAAATTCCTTGTTGCTTCAAAAGATCATATAAGAACAGTCTGCCTTTTTGGGTCCACTTCGTTGTGATATTTGATTTGTCTGCATCAATAACATGCGTGGATGTTTGCGTGTATCCCTTGTCTTGGTACTTAGCGTATAAGAGCCAGATACTACCTTGTTTATATTGAACCCCTAATTCATTTAGCTTGCGGTTAAGTGAGACTGCACTCATTCCGTAGTCCTTGGCTATTTTAGAGACTGATAATAATGATTTGTTTTGCAGGACCATATCGTAATAAGTGGCTTTAGGTTGTAACTCATTGTTTTGTTGTAGTAACACCAGATTTTCAGTAGTTAGAGATTCAACTTTCTTCTGTAAAAACTCATGCGCCCTTTTGATTACCATTTCTGGACTGTTCCACTTTTGTTCTAATTCAAGGAAATACATTCTAGCCTGCCGACCCTTTTCATTACGTTGGATCATACATAATTCTTTAGCCATTTCAATTTTGATGTGGTGGTCCGTAATGTCGGTGAATGGATTCTTAGGATTATTGGTTGGTCTTTTTTGACTAACCAATATAAAATCCACATTTTCAATAAATCCGTATTCAACCATTCTTTCAAACCATTTTGTATACTGTGTTCCAACTTCTAAAAACTCATGAAGCTCTCTACCGCTTACTAATAAATTTCCGTTGTCATTTGAATGCGTGGGTATTAGTTGGTTCATTTAGTTACTCCTTTCAGCTTTTTATTTTTGTTAATGCTATTGACAATTTTCTCGAGTAATTCTCTACTAAAAACCCCAGTATCAATAACAACTTTTTTTTCATTCATTACCTTCACCCGCTTTTCTTATTTAATTTACGAGTGGATTTTTTAGGAACTAATCCGTGAAAACTGGATTCTTTTCCGAAAAAAATGTGTTCATCTGGAATCTGGTAAATATCTATCAATTGTATTAATAAATCCCTTGGAACGTTAGATGAATCACATTCATACTTACAAATTGTGTCAACGCTTTTTTTAGTTATTACCGCTACCTCGTTGCGTGTTAATCCCCTGTTTACTCTAGCTGCTCTTAGTGTGATTTTAAAAAAATCAAATCTTTTTTTCATATTATTTTTCTAGCCTCCTTTCCTTTGTTGATTATATATTAATCCGTGAAAACTGGATTGTCAACCGTAAAAAATGGATTTTTTACTTGTTTTTTAGGAAATATGCGCTATAATGAAGTAAAAAATCCTGTTTAAAAGGATTGAGAAAAGGAAGGTTAAAAAGTGCGTAAGAAGTATACGGAAGTTGAAAAAGAACTAATGGCTAAAATGGGGAACAATTTAAGGGCGATATTAGAGAGGAAAGGCATTAAACAAAATGAACTAGCTAAAAATACTGGACTTTCTACAAGCGCTATCTCGGATTTTGTTAATGCCAAAACATTGATGTCACCAAGCAACCTTCAAATTATTGCAGAAGCATTAGATGTGGCAAAAGGGGATATTGATCCAACATTTAGAGATTCTTTTCAGATAAGAGAAAGTTCCCCAAGATACATTACAGGAAAGGAGCTTGATGAATTAGCTATTGAAGAATTGTTTATGTACAACCTTACCCGCAAGGGTAAACCGCTTACAGTTGATCAGAAGGAGAGACTGGTTCAATTGATTCAGTCAGCTGCGGATCTTCTGGATCAATAATTTCGTTTAGATACAGTTCAATTAATCGTGTATCCAATCCTCTTTTTTTTAGATTAACAATTAATTCTTCTGTATGTATTGATTGAATGTTAATAAGCTATCACTCCTAGTATGGCTTAATAAGAAGATAACACAAAAACGTGATAAAAACCAGAACAAATGTTCGTTAATTTAAACTAAATAAGGAGCGCCCAATGAGTTACAAACTTGGGGAATGCCTCCTGCTTCAACGAATAGAAAATAAAGGTTGGTCACAAGCTGAATTCGCTAGAAAAATGAAAGTATCTCGCCAATACATCAACAAACTCGTGGCTGGCAAGTCTAAAATGTCATTAGAATTCGCTATCAACGCATCTCATCTCCTAGAATGTCATGTTGTAGACTTTTATGTTCTAGAGTACGTTCGAAGCGGGAAAGAGTAGTAGTTTTTCTACTCCCCCTAAAGTGAATGTCAACTCATAAGTTTACACTCTTTATTTTGAATTAATATTAGCATAAAACCCATCTGATTTTTGTCGAAATCAGTCGCACAAAAATAACCATTCATATAATGCGAATGGTTATCAAAAAGGTATTTTATTTCGATTTCTCCTAGATACGCTTACATACTTGTCTTTTCTTAGTTTGTCGAAATATGCGGTTTTTGCAAATTCGTCATATTCAACTATCTTTTTTATGTTAACTAAATTGGACTTATCCAACTGCTCAAAACCTTCTCTAAATAAAAAATTATTAAAATCAGTTAGCGTTCTTAGTGGAGAATACACATTATCTAAATCATTTAAACTTAAAACTCCTTTAAATGTATCGAGATAAATTATGTCATCTATCTCTAACCATTGAGGTTTTAAAGTTAGTTTGTTTATTACAGGGATTTTCATAGCACCACTCCTTGTGGTGATTATGCCCTTAATCATATAAAAAAATTCAAATAATGGAGGCATTTACATGAAGGCTGCAATTTACAGAAGAGTAAGCACAGATAGACAAAGTGAAGAAGGTTTTTCATTAGAGGCTCAGTATAACATTTTGAGCGAAGTTGCCAAAAAAAAGGGCATGGAAATATACAAAGATTACAGTGATCCTGGTATAAGTGGAAAAACTATTAAAAAAAGACCAGGCATTCAACAGATGATAAAGGATATGAAGGAGGGAAAATTCGAAGCAATTATAGTTCACAAATTAGATCGTTTAAGCAGAAATTTAGGAGATTTATACGAGTTTATTGCATTGGTTAATAAATTGAATATAAGGTTAGTCATAGCTGCATTTGGTTCAGAAGAGATAGATACGTCCTCACCAATGGGAAAAGCGTTTTTATATTTCAATGGAATTTTTGCTGAAATATATTCAGATAACTTAAGAGAAGAGACTCTTAAAGGACTGAAAATGAAAATTAGCCAAGGCGGAAGACACATGTCGGTAGCTCCATTAGGATATGATTTTGATGAAGACAGAAACTTGTTAATCAATACACAAGAAGCTCTGCTAGTTAGAATGGTGTTTGATTACTACTTGGCTGGCAAGGGCGTGGTGTGGATCGCTAAACAAATGAATGAGCATAGCAGAG